CGTATCGGTGGCTTTGATCGCTCAAGCCTCACCTACAAGTGTGACATCTATAGCGCTGAGGACAGCATTGCTATGGAGGACATTGTTGATTCTCAGTACCCAGGTTCTGAAGAGGCGCGCATTGTCAAGAAGGTCGCTCGCGTCATGAAGCTCGCTAAAGAGAAGCGCGCCGCTGACGTCCTATTTGATGGGGCGAACTTCAACACCGCAACCTCAACCGCTCAGTTCGGTGGCAAGTTTGACGTTGCAGGCGCTGAGCCTCTGAGCTACCTCCATCAGCTCAAGGACACCGTTTTCGAGAACGCTCACGGCCTCAACGCTGACACACTTATCCTTGGCCGTGAGGTTTTCCGTAGCCTCGCTCGCTCAGGTGAGCTCCGTGGCTACTTCCAGGTTGGCACATCTCCAAGCGGTGTTGCTGGTGGTGGCTCACTCCTCCTCTCTGATGAGCAGGTCATCAACACCCTCCGTGACCTCCTTGGCATCCCCAACATCCACGTTGGCGCGGCTCGCCAAGACAATGCAGTCCCTGGCGCGGCTAGCTCTGAGGGCTACATCTGGACAGGTGACAGCATCTTCATGGGTATTCTCCACGGCTCAGACAGCATTCAGAGCCGTAATGGTGTTCGCATGATGCCTGTGGCCGCTGTCAACCTTGAGTTTGAGGCGATGAAGGCTGGGCAGTATGACAAGCTCGACCTCACAGCGCGCAACGTCTGGGCTGACATGAGCCACCTCTACAAGGTCGTTGACGGTGACCTTGGCTTCGTCCTCACGGACTGCCTCTAAGAGGGTGGCGTGGTCTGCTCATGTGGTCGCTCTCATGTAGCATTGGCTGAAGGTCCGAGCGCTGATCAAAAGGCGCTTGATGACCTGACGGCTCAGCTTCGTGATTTAAAAGGACCATATGGGCAGATCGTCAAAGCGAAGATCAAGAGCCTTCAAGCTCTGATCAAGGCTGAGGACCAATTCAGGAAAGACCTGAAGCGGGCTCAGCGTGAGACGGTGGCCAACCTACAGACCGCCGTTGAGCTCACCTCAGCTGACCAACTCCTAGCCCTACCAAGGGACCAGCTCCTTGACTTCATACTCAGGAGCGGGATGGGGTTGGCGGTTGAGGACTTTATCACAGCTCAAGAAGCTATCACTGAGGTGGCTATTGACACCCTCCAAGTGATTATCTCAGGGGCTAGTTCCTCTGATGTTCCTGACCTTGAAGCCTTGCAGATTGCAACCGCTGATCAGGTCTTTCAAGATGTCATCCTTCCTGACACCCTCACAGCTGTGAGGAGCGCTCTCCAAGGAATGACTGTAAACGTCCCCATGAACCAAGCCATTGACGCGCTTAATCAGCGCCTTGAGCAGAGCACAGGGACACAGCTGACACAAGCTAGGACTCAGCTCAATAACTATGGGCGCACAGTCACAGCTAAAGCGGCTGAGGCGTATGACCTCGACCTCTACCTCTACACAGGCCCACGCGATGGTGTCACCCGCTCCTTCTGTCGCCCTCTCATCAATAAGGTGGTGGATGAGAAGCAGATGAGGAAGCTAGACAATGGGCAGGGGATGCCTGTTAAAATTAGCGGTGGCGGGTATAATTGCAGACATAGCTGGTCACCCATCACAGATACCTTTATGGAAGCGGCGGGGCTTCAGAAGGCCACGGCTCAGGATATAGCCAAAGCAAACGCAGGAGGCGCGCGATGATTAAGACTGTAACAGGTCAGATAAGAGTTTATGAGTGGGTGGCCCCTGGTCCTCTAAGCGGGTCAGCTGTGATGACTGTGGGGAGCTCCACACCTGTCACCCTCACACAGACCCGCGCCAATGCCACAGTCTCAGCTATCGCCAACGATAGGCGAACGCTCACAGTCAACAGCCAAGCCACAGCGCTTCAAGCTGATCAGCTCAAGGCTTACCTTGTGACTGATGGTGACAGCATCTACAGCGTGACTGTGGTGAGGATGGTGGGGACCACGGCCATCCTCGCTGAGCCTCTACCTCGTGAGGTAGACATGAGTGAGACGGCTGAGCTCGTCTTTGGGATGCACTATGGGACCATCCCCTCAGCCATCACCAACACCTCTGGCTATTATCCCATTCAGGTCAATTATACGCTCGACATGGGACAGCAGACACAGACCAAGCTTGAGAAGGGGCTCCTCAAGGTCACGCCTCGCCCATTTGATACAGGGCTGAGCCATGATGAGCTTGTGGGTCAATTCCCTCAACTAGCTGACATGCTCCCACGCCGTCAGAGCTCTTTTCAGGCTCAGATTGAGGCGGCCTTGGCTGAGGTGGTCTTGGTGGTCAGAGATCATCTGAAAGATGAGCCAGAGGTCACAGAAGATGAGGTGTTCAACGCTGGCTCATTCCTCAACGCTCACGCCTACTGCACAGCGGCGCGGGTGTATGAGATGGTCAACCAGCTTGATAACGCCAACCTCATGCGTCAGCGCTGTCAGGAGCTCATGGATATTAGCTTGAGATCATTGGCCTTAGACCGCGATGGGGACAACGTGGTGGATGATAATGAGCTAGATGTGGCTAAGAAGGGAGGGAGCGCGCGCGACCTCAGAGCCTCATGGAGCTCCTACGCCAAGACAGCCTATGATGCCACCTTCACACCCACTCGTGGGATGAGGCACTAACATGACCGCCAAGGTCAGGCTCAACCTCCCCACCTCGCTGTGGACCGCTAAGGATAGCGCGCGCTTGGCGCAGAATACCTTGGCGGCCATCAAGCTGAGGACCACCCGGGGGGTGGATGCTGATGGTAGACCCTTTCAACCTTACTCAACTAACCCTATCTATGTTCCATATCGAGGGGCAAGGCTGAAGCCTAAGGGTGGGCGCGTGTCACGCTCAGGGCGCTCAGTCTACTATGAGGGTGGTTATCGTGAGTACAAGAGTGAGAGCAGAGAGCACTTTGTGGGCTCGAGCGCCCTAGTGGACCTCACCCTCAGCGGGGCGCTTCTCAATAACCTCATGGTGCTTCAAGCCACAGACAGCTTTTTCATCATTGGCCTCACTCAGGAGGTCAGAGGCTATGGGTACAAGGTCAACGCTCAACGTGAGTTCCTTGGTCTATCTCCAAGAGATGTCAATGTGCTAGTCTCAGCGGTACAAGCTGAGATCACAAAGAAGATCAAGAGGGGGAGCAAATGAGCCAAGGCATCTATTCAGCGCTCGACTACTTAGAGGGTCAGATTGAGGCCACCCTCCCTAAGACTGACTCTCACCACGGCTTTGTGTCTATCAACAGCTCAGGGCGTGTGGGACCGCTTGAGGCTCATCAGCACACCACGCGATTCTTTGAGCTCAGGCTTGAGACGTTCGCCATTGATGATGGTGAGGCTGGCATCAGTGGACGTAGGCGCGCCACAGTTAATCTGAGGGTGCGCTATGATATTGGTGAGCTCCACTTTATGGAGAGGATGATAGCTGAGGACGCAGCCGCGCTCATGGTCACCCTCAAAGGCCCACAGTATAATCTAGCCTCAACAGGTATCGTCTCATTGATCCCTGGCGAGCCAACCACAGAGCCAATCCTTGACCCCACCTCTGAGGTCATGGCCTTGGTCCTAACCTTTCCCTTTGACCTGCTTTATTTGGAGGCGCTATGAGCGTGACCCACAGAAGTTTAAGCGTGGCTGTTGAGAGCTCCTTTGGCTCACTCAGCTCAACCACAGGCCTCCCTGATAACAGTGGCCTGTCCTTCACCTCAATCCCATGTGAGCGTGACCCTATTATCGTTTATGGTGACCCTGTGGTCAGCGAGCGCAATGATGCAAGAGATGGTACTTATGGCCTCGCTCCTGAGCCTGACACAGTGTGGTCTGGTGGGTCGCGTGTTCGACGTCGAACAGGTCAAGTCACACTCAGGCTTGACCTCACTACTGTGGGGAGCTCTCTCACCAACTATGAGGCCAACTATCTTGGCAAGCTCCTAGCTGGTGGGTTCAAGTCCGCTTACAGCTCCTCAGGGACAGACTCAATCACCGCCATCTCTGACGTCAACACCTTCACGCCCACCACAGGCTCAAACTACATCGCAGGTGGCTTGATTGGTGTAGACATCAATGGGCGCGCCGAGTACAGCGCTGTGACTGATACAGACGTGACGGGTGATGTGACTGTGAGCCCTGCCTTCAGCTCAGGCTTTACAGGAACGCCGACCGCTCAGCTCCTACAGACATGGTACGCGCCACAACAGACCGCTGAGCTTGGCTCAACGCGCTACTCCCTGAGCTTCCGTGTGGATGGGGTCAACTTCCGCTCATATGCTTATGGCTGCCGACTTGAGAGCATGACTCTGAGCCTAGACAATGGGCGCGTCATGGCTGACCTCACCTATCAAGCGGCGCTCATTCAGGATGATCACGCTTCAGCGGTTGGACCTGTCGAGCCAAGCTATAACAGCGGAGCGCCCTGCTTCTTCCGTGGCTCCTATGCTGTCATCTCAAGCGGGTCACCCACCTCCCTGACTGACGCCTCAACAGGTGACACCCTGGGACGTATCGCCCTTGATGTGGATGACTTCACCCTCACAGTCACCAACACCCTCACGCCAAAGGGTCACTCTAACAGCATCTTAGCCATGAGTGACATGGAGGTGACTGATGTTGACGTGGAGCTCACCCTGACCTTGAGCAACGTCAACACCACCATCAATGATGACTTCTTCAATAGAACGCTTCGTCAGGTGTTAGTGGGCTTTGGTCCATTGGCTAATGGTCAGGGTGGAGCCTTCCAAATCCCTGCGGCTTACCTTACTGTGGACCCCTCCAAATATGACCCAAGCGGGAATGACATCGTCAGACAGCAACTCACCTATAAGGCTTCACGCTTTGGTGGTGACATTGATGACAGCTCATATGAGGCTTGGAACAGTCCCTTTAGGCTTGCATTAGGTAAAGGTTAAAACACATGGCGCTCTCTTTCCTCCCAGACTCTGACCTCACCCTTGATGTGGTGGTAACTTGTGACCCTGCTGTGGAGGCTACTCCTGAGCAGGTGAGCGCCTACATGTTGAGCGGTGAACCTTCAGACCTTGGAGGGATCGAGGGCGCTACTGTGTTTACCCTCAAGGCGCTCTCACCTAGTGACAGGGAGACAGCTGAGGTCAAGGCGGGCGCTTACACCCGCTCTGAGCTTGGGCGCCTCCTGTGGCTTGAGGCTCCTGATGAGCAGAGGGCTAAGGCGAGGTGGCATCATGAGCTTGCTGAGGATGAGCGTGAGGCGCTCGCCTCATATCAAGCTTACCTCAATAGGGTGTTTGTGGAGATGGTCAAGGTGGCGCTCATCAGCATTGATGGTGAGCCAGCTGAGGGGAAGCTTGACCTGATCACACCTGACTCTCATAGGCTTCAGGTCATTACTGAGCTAGTGCAACACATCCAACGGATGAGCCTCTTAGGTCAGCGGGGAAAATAGCG